TAACTTTAATTCAATTCTTAAGCCCACTGTATAATCTAATCTTCCAGGAACAACTATTTCTACTTTGTTTGCATCGATTTGAGCAAATGAAGATACTCTATTTTGTATAACAGCAGCATTTGTAACATCACCATAGTCATTAAAATTTCCAGTGTACTTTGACATAGACATGATAAATGAATTATGTCTGTATATAGATTTATTAGATGCTAATGGATATTTATTTAGATGGTTATATGATTCAAAAGATTCTAGCATATCATAATTAATGTTATTATATTTCTTTGTAGTAATATCATACGTAAATAATCTTGAACCAAACATCCCACTTCTTGCTCTTTCTACATAATCATACGCAGTAGGAATAGTAATACTTCTAATACGTTTATAATCTTCTGTTACATTTTTAACTGTACTTGTACCATAAGATTGATTATCACGAATGTAATTGTCATATAAAAACTGTTGGAAAATTTTACCATTATACAAAGATTCTAATGATACAAAATTAAATCCATATCTATTTTCAAAAAATAAATAAGAACCAGATCCATTTTTATTGACAGATGTTTCAGAAACATTATTAATACTTTTAATTGGTGACCAAAAGTTAGAAATAAATTTTGTTGAATTATTAGTTTCTTCGACAAATATTTCTTTAGTTACTTGTAATCCTACATCTACATCTTGTAAAAGTCTCTTGACAATCTCTGAACACTTACCTGAAAATGACTTACTTATCTTCTTATTAATATCAACAATTGCTTCGGTAGATATAAAATGCAAAGTATAGATAGTTGATCTATTTCCAACCATTGTTCTATTTGCCATCTTATAGATGTAAAATCTACCGTCAATATTTCCCTTTTGAAGAGAAGGAGTTGATAATTTAAGTTCTAAAAACTCTTCTCCATTAAAAGGAAATACATTCATTAAATCCAGTGAATCTCGTATCTCTAAAGTTCCGGTTATAAAAGGCGAAAATATATCTTCAAATATTTGTATTCCTATAACTTGATTAGTAATATTCTGATAAAATTTCTGAGCAGTAGTTATTTGAACCAACTCAATATTAATATCACCAGCTTTTGATATTTGTTCTGAAGAATTCATTATAGTATTTTCTTAAATTCAGTTACTATTTGTTCAATAATACTTTTAGGAACAACCTTTATTCTTCTTTTAGATTCATTAAGAAGTTGTTCATATTGATAATTAGTAATAGAAGAAGCTCCTGCACTTGTAGAATCTACAATATAACCGGCACTATCTTCATAATGATGTATATGATATGCAGTATCGCCGTAAGATGTAGTAATATGTTTTTCTAAATCATAATAAGATAACGGAAAGTCATTAAGGTAATCATATTTTTCATTGACGAGCATAATTATCCAATGATAGTTCGGATTACCATACAACTTTTCTGCTATATGTTCAGGTGTTTCATTATCTACTATATCATACTCATCATATATTGTTATATTTGCTAAAATATCTCTTCTAAATCTGATGTTACGAGTTATATCTTTTAAATACAAAGCAGTGTCTTTACCGCCAATATTAAAATCATAAATCATATTAGGAAAATTCTTAAAGTACATTAGTAACCTCTTCCTTGTATAGATTCTTTTGTTGGACTTGTCAATTCTTTAAATGACATAGTGATAGCAATTTGAGTTGGCATGCCATTTGCAAATGTAGTAAAATTACCATTTGGAGTATAATTTACATTTAATTCTGTCAATACACATGAAGGATGTCTATGAATGTATTGATTAATTCCATTACCTGAAAAGTAATTTATATCAAACTCAGAAGGATAAATGTACAAAAAATTGTTTGTATCTTCCTTATATTCAGGAAGCATGTGTAATTTCAATTGATAAATTATATTATACACATGTTCTGCTTCTTTTTCATCTCTTGGAAAGAAGTTATAATCAAAAGCAAATGTTCTAAAGTCAACTCCTTTAAATACCATTTCTCGTTTTGGATTGCCGGCTAATCCAGTTCTTGCAGACATGGTACCCATCTTTTGTAATGCTTCTGACGCGGCAATAGATGTAGCATTATTACCTAATGTACTACCTGCATTTTTAGTAGATTCAGGAATCATATTGGATAACTTTACATCTTTCAAAGATTTGAGTAATCCAATAGCATCTGCGCCAACTTGAGATAACGCTTCAGTTGTTCCAGTATCTTCTTCAGTCCATGAAGTACTATATCTAATATTTAAAGAGTTTGGCATATGAAGAGCAATTGCTGTTTTTAATCTTTTTTGCTCTCTAGTAGTAGTTCCTGCTATTTCTGCTGAGGCCCATGCTGCTGCACCGCCAATAGCAGTAGCGCCTGTAGCAATACTACCAAATCCGCCTATAGCTCCTGCAAAAAGACCTCCCATAGCCCCATTTAAGGCAGATGAAAGAGCGGCATTTATTGCAGAAATAGGTCTACCGACTAGTAATCCTCTATCTCTAGTAAGATCCAAATCTTTCATATCGTATGTTTGATTTGGGGGCGGTAAAAACTTAGATGCTGTAGCAACATTGATATAAAGTATGACCATATTGCCTCCATATTCCGGAGATTGTATATCTATCGGATAGGACAAACTAGTAATATCGTACTTGTCATTTGTGTAATCTAAATATGACATTATTATGAACCTATAAATATTATGATTATGATTTTATATATTTATTCATTTAAAATGGCAAAGTATCATCAAGGAATTTATAAACCAAAACGTACAGACAAATACATAGGCGATCCTACTAAGGTGGTTTTTAGATCCTCGTGGGAATTAAAATTTATGAATTGGTGTGATATGACAAGTTCAGTTATTAATTGGCAATCAGAAGAAACTGTTGTTCCATATATATGCGCAACTGACAATAAATGGCATAGATATTTTTTAGATTTTAGAATCCAAGTAAAAAATAAAGACGGAAAATTAAAAACTTACTTAGTGGAAATTAAACCCCATGGCCAAACTTTACCACCTAAATATCCAGGAAGACAAACTAATAGATATTTAAATGAATCTATGACGTTTATGAAAAATCAATCTAAGTGGGATGCTGCTAAAAATTATGCAATAGATCGCAATTGGGAATTTGTAATACTAACAGAACATCATCTTGGATTAACTAATAAATAGCTTATGGCAAATATAAAACAACCTACTATGTTAGATGTATTTGAAAAAAACAAATATAGTCTACCTCAAGCAACTAAAGCAAGTAAATCTTGGTTTGACCAGCAGATACTACAGTTGCATAATCAACATATAACTGGTGGGTATGTGTTAAAGAATTCTCCACAATTTACCTCTATTGGTAAAATAATGCCTGGAAAATTATATTTGTACAGATATGATGCTAAACATAAATCATCATTACCTTATTGGGATATGTTTCCCTTAGTATTTCCTTATGAGAAAACTAAAGATGGATTTATTGGTTTAAATTTTCATTATTTACCTTATCAATTAAGAATTAAGCTTTTAGATAAGATGATGATATTTGCAACTAATAGGAATATGGATGAAACTACACGATTAAAATATTCTTGGCAATTAATATCGGGAATATCAAAGTTTAAGTTTGCAGAACCTTGTATTCATAGATATTTAAACTCACATATTCGTACTCAATGTAGAGAAATTACAGCCAATAATTGGGCAACTGCTATGCTTTTACCAGTAGAAGGATTTGTTGGAGCAAATAAAGCCAAAGTTTGGCAAGATTCAAAAAGGAGTATTAATACATGAGTTTACTAACAGATTTTATATCAGAAGTAAAAGTATCAGGGTTGATGAGAACCGCAAGATACTCAGTTATCATGCCGTTTATTTCCTCAGAAACTGATGAAAATAAAGATCCAAAATTAGTTTCTATGTTTTGTGATCAAATTCAAATACCTGGATTAAATTATAATACTGCTCCAAATCTAATGTATGGTGAAACAAGAGAAGCTCCATACCAAAGAATGTATGACAACTTGACTCTTTCATTTTATGTAGACAATGAAATGAAAGTAAAGAAATACTTTGACGATTGGCAATACAGCGTACAAAATCCAGTTACAAGATCATTTAATTATTACGCAAATTATATAAAACCAATACAAATTGGTGTAGAAGATATTGCAAGTAAAACCAAATATATGGTTGAATTAAGAGAATGTTATCCCAAGACAGTAGGTGCTATTCAAATGGATGCTGCGTCTAAAGACTTAATGAAACTATCTGTAACTTTAGCATATAAGTATTGGATCCCTATAGGTGGGTACACGTATAATGAAACTGATTTATTAAATAAAACAAATGATGGATTGTTCTCTGAAATTGCCGGAGTATTTAATGGAATTGCTAGTTCACCTGTAGGCGGATTGTTAATGAATTATGGTTTAACAGGTTTACAAAATAAACTTACAACAATTGCTGGATATAACATATAAATATTATAATGAAAATTAATGATAAATTATCAGAAGTATTTGACTTGGAACCGGTAGAATATACAACAATAACTCCGCGTATGGATGATATAGTTCCTACTATAAAAGGATCTCAGCAAGAATACATCGAAAATGATTTCGATCACGTACGTGGCAATATTAAGGAGTTGTTATCGACAGGGAGGTCGGCCCTTTATGATATGATCGAGGTAGCTAAACAAAGCGAACATCCTCGAGCATACGAAGTTGTTGGTACATTAATGAAGCAACTTGCTGACATGAACCAACAATTGTTAGACGCACACTCACAGAAACAAAAACTGTCAGGCACAGAAAAGAAAAAAGAAGAACCCGCAAGTCAAGTTACTAACAATGCTATATTTGTTGGAAGTACAAACGACTTGGCAACAATGATTCATAATATGCATAAAGGAGAATAATACAATGGCATTGCCAGTCAATAGTACACCGGTATATCAATTAACCATACCTTCAACAAATAGAGAAGTTAAGTATAGGTCATTTCTTGTTAAAGAAGAAAAGGCATTAATGATCGCTCAACAAAGTGAAGATCCAAACATAATGGTTAACACTTTGCAAGAAGTTATTAAGTCTTGTTTGAAAGAAGATGTTGATGTTACTAAATTAGCAATGTTTGATCTTGAGTATATCTTTACTCAGATTAGAGCAAAATCTGTAGGCGAAGAAGTTGAATTACTTTTCAAATGCCAACACTGCGATGATCCTAATGCAAAAGTAAAAGTTAAGTTTGATTTGACCAAACTTGAAGTAAAGAAAGATCCTGAACATACAAACAAAATAGCATTATTTGGTAATGTAGGTATAGTATTAAAATATCCTAGTATTAATGTAATTAAGAAATTAGAAAATATTTCTTCAAATAATGTAGATGATATTTTTAAAATTATTATAGAATGTATTGATTACATTTATGATGATGAACAAGTATATCATGCTAATGAAACAACTGAAGAAGAATTAAAAGAATTTTTAAATAACTTAACAACAGAACAATTTGGCAAACTTCAGAAGTTCTTTGAAACTATGCCAAAGATTACAAAAGATATTGAATATACATGTCCAATATGTGGTGCCCATAATGAAGCAACCTTGAGTGGTATACAATCTTTTTTCTAGTAAATCTCAGTCACGAATCATTGATGAATTATTATAAAATGAATTTTGCGTTAATGCAACACCACAAATATTCATTGACTGAGATAGAAAATTTAATACCGTTTGAGAAAGAAATATATGTTGCTTTGTTAATAAACTATTTGGAAGAAGAAAAACAAAGGATTCAGAGTAAACAAAATGGCTAATCGTCCTACACAAAGAT